AGAGAAAGAAAAACACCAACAGAGTTACCTTTTGTAAAAGCAGACTTTAGTGGTAGAACTTTCTTAAGACAAGATTACACAACCAATATGATATTTGATGATATATCAGATAACTTTACAGGTATTGGTAAAACATATTCTCTAAAAGTTGGTGGTGCAAATACATCTGCAGGTATTCAGGTTGGAAATGGTGTATTGTTTATAAACGGTGTATTCCAAACACCATTTACAAGTAACAATGCGGGACATAATTATAAAATTACTGCTGATACCGTAGCAGGTTTATCTACAGTCAACTTCACTGGTATAACATCTGAAAATGGTCAACTTATAGTTTCAGAATCAGATATCAATCAAAACCAAGTTCCAAGAGGTGGTCTAATAGTATCATTAGGTTCTACACCAGGTTTAGGATATGCTCCTTTAGTAGGTGCAAGAGTTCATCCATTTACAAACTCAAGTGGAGCAATCACAAGTCTCGCTGGTATAGGAACAACATCAGGAGTGAATATTGGTATTGAAACTGCTGTTTATGATAATGTAAGTGGTATTATCACAGTCACCACAGAAAAAGTTCACGGATTCTCACTTGGAAGACCTAATTCTGTTCATCTAAAAGATTTAGAATTTGTATGTCCTAAGACAGTTGTTGGACAACCCACTAATGCAACCTATGATGGTGTAACTGGTATATCTACAATCACAATCGCAAATCATGGATTGGTAAATGGTGATGCAGTTATTCTTGAGACAGGATCAATATGCTTTACTTGTACGAAAGATAGTAATAATTCAACTCATTGTTATCCTCGTGCTACTGACCCTGCAGCAGGACAATACTTAACAGTTAGTAACGTAACTACAAATACTTTCCGAGTCAATGTGGGTGCTTCCAATCCAGGCGATGTTTATGAACATACATTTGTTTCAGCAACCGCTACAGCAGTTAAAACAATTGGTGGTGGTGGATACGTTGGTGTTACTACAACAATCTTCCAAGATCATGAAAGACCTCTATTTGTTGTAGGTATTGTTTCTGAGAGAACATTTGAGGTAAAAGCAGGAACAAGCACAATACCTCACACTTATCAAGGTGGTGGTAATGCCATTGAGTTCTTTGATGATTTGACATTTGGCTCAGGTTATCGTGGCACAACAGTTGCAATTGGTGTCACTGATATTAATTTCTTACATGAATTTGTAAGTTCAAGCAATAACTCAATCACAGTGCAAGGAGGTGGATCTGGTCCGTTTACTCCTACAGATGCAATATATGAATCACATACAGGTCAATTAACTCTTATAATTCCTGGTCATGGATTGACCACAAGTAATAAAGTAAGAATTACAACTAATTCTCTTTTATTCAAGTGCAGTAAAGATGGTAACTTTAGTAATCACCCTTATCCTCGTGCTACTGACCCTGCAGCGGGTGTATTCCTAAGTATTACTGCTGTTACCACAGACTCTATTACAGTTAATGTAGGTGCTGGTGGAGGTGGTGGAACAGGAGCAAATATTACTGCCACAGTTGGTGTTGGCGGAACTTTAATTTTCAATATTGCAGCTGCTGGTAGTGGATATATTAATCCTCAAATTGATATCCCTGAACCATCATATGATGGTCTTGAAGTAGTGGGTACATCAAGAATAGGTATTGGCACTACAACAGATACTGGATCAAATCTATTACTTAATGTATCTGTAAGTGGTACATCAACAGTAACTGGTATAGGATCAACTTATTTTGAGATAAGTAAATTTGAGATAGCAAGAAGTGGACACTCATTTAAGAAGGGTGATAAATTTAAGCCAGTTGGATTAGTTACTGCTTTAGGTTTATCTCAACCCATTCAAGAATTTGAGTTAGAAGTATTAGAGGTATTCAATGATAAATTCTCTGCGTGGCAATTTGGTGAATTAGATTATATTGATAGTATTAAAATACTACAGGATGGTCAGAGAACAAGATTCCCATTATTCTTCAATGGTGAACTATTAAGTTTTGAGAAAGATTTAACAGATACACAATCTCAATTAATTGACTTGAATGCAGTTTTATTAATCTTTGTTAATGGTGTATTACAAAAACCTAATGTATCATATCAGTTTGAGGGTGGTTCTACATTTACGTTCCTTGAACCTCCTCGTGGTGAATCACAACCTGGATTAAATGACAATGATGATGTAGACATATTCTTCTATAAAGGAACTCAAGGTGTAGATACAATTGTTGAAGATATTCAACCAACTGTAAAAGTAGGTGACACACTTAAGATTGAAAAAAATTCTCTTGTTGCAGGATTACCTATTGTTCATGCAAGTCGTGAAAAAGAACAAACTAGAGCAAGAGTTGTTAAAGATATATTAAATACTGATTTGGTCGAAACTGATGTCTATTCTGGAATTGGTATTGTAACCACAGGTAGTGCTTTAAGACCAATAACATGGACAAAACAAAAGCGTGACTTAAGAATAAATGGAGCATTGGTTGATAAGTCAAGATCAATATTAGAACCACAAGTGTATGCGACATCTAAAATTATTGGTGATTTAACCACTATAAATGGTAAAGGTGGTCCTGCAGATGGTATCTTTGTGGATAATGCAGAATCATTCTTTAAGGAAAATAATTATGCTGGAATAACTGTAACAGAAGTAGATGCTTTAATTACTTCAGGCGAAATTAATGTTGGTGCTTCTGCAACTGCAATCGTATCTGCTGCTGGAACAATATCATCACTAACAATTACAGAATCAGGCAGTGGTTATTCAGGCACGGTTGAAGTTAAATTAGGTGCTCCTTCAGAGATAGGTGTAGGAATAGGAACAACTGCTACAGCGACTGTCACTGTAAGCAATGGTGTCATTGGAAGTCCTTTGATAGTAAATCCAGGTTTAGGTTATACACACTCTAATCCACCTGGTGTTATTATCCAAGAACCAGAATTTAAAACTGAGAAAATAACAAGAATATCAAATGCACAAGGTTTTACTGGTATTATCACTGGAATATCACAAGTAAATAGAGGTGGTGTTGCTGGTGGGGCACTTAAATTCTTCTTCCATGCTGTTGAAGAAAATGCAAACGGTGCTTTAATAAATGCAACTGCATCTGAATTACTTGCTGGTTATCCAATTCTCGTTAAAGACACAAAAGTTGGTAACGGTGTAACATCAGTAAATCCTGGCAACTCTAATGTTGTAAGTATAGGAACCACATTTGTAGATAATATTTACATTGTTAATTCCATAACAACTGATGGAGCAAAAGGAATTTGTACTTGTCATGTTCATAGCAATAGTGTTACATCTATTGCAGGTATATCAACAACTGGTTCATTTACAAGTGTGAATGCACTTGGACAGGCAAATATATTAGGAACAATTAATTGGGGTGTTCTATACGGTTCCAATCTTGTTCGCTCAACAAGTCCTATTTCAATAGGAGTCACAGGACTAACAGTTAATACTGGATTAACTACTTTCCCAACAATTCAGCGTAAAAGTTATGATGAAGTTGGAGAAAGAGGTCATCGCTCATCTGGATCATATAGGGCTGATTTAGCATGATGAGCAAACCACTATAAATAAAAAGAAAAAGTTTAGATACAATGTCAGCAATTGTCACTGATCAATTTAGAATATTAAATGCAAATAATTTTGTAGAATCAGTAGAAAATACAAATAATTCATATTACATTTTTATTGGACTATCAAATCCAAAGGGCACAAACACGCTTGTAGGTTTTGGTAGAACGACAGATTGGGATACTAATACACCTGCACCAACTGATAGTTTTGCTTATAGAAAGCATACAACAGATACTATGATGTTTGGTAGAAAAATATCTTCAGCGAATATAAGAAGGATAATAAGAAGAGTGGATTGGGTTTCTGGAAATAAGTATGAAATTTATAGAGATGATTATAGTGCACAAAATCCAAGTCCTAATACAAAGGCAAATTCTCTATATGACGCAAATTATTATGTGTTAAATTCTGATTTTAAAGTTTATGTTTGTATTGATAATGGTTCAACAGGCACTAATCCTACAGGTAATGTATCTCAAGATGAACCAACTTTTACCGACTTAGAACCATCTAAAGCAGGTAGTAGTGGTGACGGATATGTGTGGAAATACTTATTTACTGTTTCACCAAGTGATATTGTTAAATTTGATTCAACAGAATTTATAACTGTTCCAAATGGTTGGCTAACTTCAACAGATAGTCAGATTAGAAGTGTTAGAGAGAATGGTAATTCAGATGTTAACTTAAATCAAATAAAACATATTTACATAGAAAACTCTGGAGTTGGATACAAAAATGGAACAGGACAAGAGGTAGATATAATTGGAGATGGAATTGGTGGTAAAGCGAGAGTAGATGTGGTTGGTGGTAAAATAACTGATATAACAGTCAGCTCTGGAGGAAAAGGTTATACTTATGCAACAGTTGATCTGGGCAACATAAGGACAAATGCTGTTTCGACCAGTGCAAAACTGGTTCCAATCATACCTCCAAGTCTAGGTCATGGTTACGATATTTACACTGAACTAGGGACAGATAAAGTAATTTGTTATGCAAGATTTGATGATACAACAAAGGATTTTCCAACTGATACTAAATTTGCACAGATTGGTATTGTAAAAAATCCAACTAAACCAGATTCATCAACAATTTATACAGCAGATAGTTACTCATCTTTACAAGCCATTAAATTTTCAACAGTCAATGGAACTCCCACGATTGGTGAAGAAATTGAACAAGTTTTAACTGTTTCACCCAATAAAGATAAATTAGCAAGAGGTTACATAGCATCATTTGATGAGGAAACTAAAGTATTAAAATATTTCAGAGATAGGTCTCTTAACTTTAACCAAACAACCTTAGATCATACTGATTATAGTGGAATAAGTACAACGGGAAGAATCTATCAATTTGAAAGTTCAGTAGGTGGAAATGTTGTTAAAGGTCTTGAATCAAGTTTTACTGGATCTGTTGAAACGGGATTCACAGGAGTGTCTACCATAACATCAGGTAATAAATTAGTTAATTTAGGAACTAACTTTAACGCA